TTATTATAACTCGCGCCCGAGGTCGACTCCTCAAGCCTCGAGCCATTGGAAACATTTTCTTCAGTAAACCTGGTTTTAAGCCTGCCTCATATCAGGCTGCCCCTTTTGTGCTCTTGCACGAGGCTGAAGCCTCGCACTACGTCGAGCACTGCTTCTTGCCCGGGCCAGGCACCGTGCTTCCCCTCGGCGAATCTTTTGAGATTGCTTCGTCGCCTTCGGCCCCTCGCAATGACACGCGAGAGAAGGCTCTTCGCAATAGCGATTCGCATCGGGACTTTGCCATGGGCATCACCTCCTTTCTTCTTTAGTCATTAATGTCATTCTGACGAGTTAATTCTTGTAGTGCGACCCTTCGGGGTCGCGCACAAGGCCAAAGCCTCGCACTACATTGCCTCCGTCTCAGAATGACAGGCAAATATCATCGAACAATATTCAATTGTTAACGTTCTGCTCTGCTCTTACTCCAAAGCATATAACAACACCACCCGCTTTACGGGTTTCCAATACTTTAAAACTATTATGTCTATTTTGTCAATAGGTAAATCCACCTGACTGCCAAAATAGCTTGGATTTATTATAGCAACCACCTTTAATTTGTCAATATACCTCATGTGGCGAGGCATCATTGCGCCACCGCCCCAGCGGCCGTCCCTTAGCCGAAATGCGAAATCCCAAGCACCAAATCCTAAACAAATTCAAAAACCAAAGGTCAAAAATCAAAATGACAAATGAAAATGGAAAAAGTCTGAAAAAAGGCAGCTCGAATCCGTAGTTGCCTGATTTGTCAGGCGTGCACAGTGGCTTTTCTTCCTGTCATTGCGAGACTGACTGCATCAGCCGAAGCAATCTCGTGGGGTTGCGGAGCATGGAGATTGCCGCGCTCCGCATTCGCTTCGCTCGCAATTGACATACGGTAGTGCTGGGCGATGGGCAACAGACCGTCCGCTTCCCGCTGGTGGGAAAGGACTAAGAGCGGCTGCTGAGCCTACCGAATGATGAGAGTGACGTTCTTCCCCTTCACTTCCTTCGGGGTCAGGATGACAAAATTTCCTTGCCCTTTTAGAACAAACGTGCTAATTTATTCACAATCATGGAAACTGAACTGCTCTGGGACTTACTGCCCGAGGAATTTCCTTACCAGGATAAGGGTTGTGAGCTCTTTCCCTCCTGTCTTAACTGTCCCTTCCCCGATTGCCTTAAAGAAGAACCCTGGGGGAAGGAGAGGTTCCTGAAGCGTAGGCGAGCCCGGAGGATGCTGGAGTTGAAGCAGGAAGGCAAGAGCCTTAGGGAGATTGCCCGCATATTTGAAGTGAGCCCGCGAACGGTGCAGAGGTGGCTGAAGGTGATCGAATCAGCCTCGCGGTCTGTCGTTGCGAGAAGTGTAAGCGACGAAGCAATCTCTGCCGGGGGGGATTGCCACGTCCCGATAGATCGGGACTCGCAATGACAAGCAAAGCCGAGTACAAGTCCAATTCTGTAGTATCAAGAGATGAATGAATTCACCCCGGCACAACTGAACCGCATGGACACCGCACGCCTGGCAGCCTACAAAACCAACCTCGATTTCTACAACGGCAGCCAGTGGCAGCAGACATCACGCCAGCGACAGCTCGTATTCAACTATGCCAAGGCATCCCTCGACAAAATCACCAGCTTCCTGATCCAGGGACTCAACTTCGCCTGCTTCCCCGCCCAGGACACCGACGAGCTCAAAGCCAGAGTCAAACAAGCCGAGGCCCTGCTATATCAGGTCCACCTCGACAGCAACCTTCACCAGCTAGACTACGAGACCGAGGTCGACACCGCTATCCTGGGAGACGGATGCTATAAGGTGACATGGGATAGCGACGAGAAGCGCATCCGGGTCACCTCACCCGACGTGTCCGGGATCTTCGCCTGGTGGCTGGGAGACGACACGACCAGAGTCTGGCGTGTAGCTTCCAGGTACACCCTCACCCAGGACGAAATCGCCATCCTCTACGGCCGCACCATCGCCAGTAAACAGGCCACCATCACCGAGCTGTGGACGGCCAGGGACTTCGTCATCTACCTGGACACCGACCTTATCGAGTCCAAGCCCAACCCCTACGGATTCATCCCCTTTGTCATCTTCCCCAACGTCAAGCAGCCTAAGAAGTTCTGGGGAGAGTCCGACATACCCGTCCTCATCCAGCCCCAGAGAGAGCTAAACCGGGCCCTCTCCCAGCTCTCCCGGATACTGGAGCTGTCCGGAAACCCGATAGCCGTCCTGGAGAACGTGGCCTCAGCAGAGGACATCAAGGTCCAGCCGGGCGCCCTGTGGACGATACCCGAGGACGCTAAGGCTTATCTCCTGGACTTACTGCAAGGGGGAGGGGTCAGGCTACACGTTGATTATATCGACCTGCTCTACAGGTCGTTACACGATATCTCAGAGATGCCCCGGGCAGCCTGGGGAGGCATAGAGAGAGACCTCTCCGGATCAGCCCTCAGAATAGAGCTCAGCAGTCTTATTCAGAAGGTCACGCGCAAGCGCACCATCAGGACCAACGCTTACCACAACCGCAACGCCATGATCTTGAAGCTGGCCGAGAAGTACACCGGCCAGAACATCGAAGGAGTAAACCATAGAGTCGTTTGGGGCTCGATATTGCCCCAGGACGTAGAGAGGCAGGCTCAGAACGAGCAGCTCCTGGTCCAGGCGGGAGTCCACTCAAGGAGGACCGCCATGGACGAAATGGGGATCCAGGACCCCGACGAGGAGTTCAACAGGTGGTTGGAAGAGAGGACAAAGATCCTGGAAATGAATCAGGAGTTTAAGGCACAGTCCACGAGAGGCGGAGCGAGAGAGAGAGCGACAGCCTCAGAAATGGAAGTGCCTGAGTAATAACTCAAAGGGAGAAACTATGACACCAGAAGAAGAAAAGAAACAAGAACAACCAGCAGCTCCGCCGACCAACTCAGTGGCCACACCCGACGACCTCCAGGCTATCAAGGCCCAGCTAGACGAGGAGACGAAGGCCAAGGCCGCGGCCGAGGCCGCCCTGGCCCAGAAGGACGCCTCGATCGCCGAGATGCAGGCTCAGCTCGACGGCCTCCGGGTATCCATAAGCGAAGCCAACACCGAGCTCACCTCTGTCAAGGCCGCCCATAGCCAGGCCGTCAACAAATACCTCGATGTCGTCAAGGCCGCCAACCCCACCATACCGGGCGACGTGATCGCCGGCAGCTCCATCGAGGAAATAGACGCCTCCCTGGCCAAGGCCTCAACCATCGCCGGCGCCGTCAAGGCCAACCTGGAGGCAGAGGCCAAAGAGGCTAAGGTGCCGGCCGGAGCTCCACCCCGGGCCGAGATATCCCTTGAGGGCCTCTCCCCCAGGGAGAAGATCGCCGCGGGCATAAAACCAAAGGAATGAAACCAAAAGGAGGAACTAGCTAACTATGTCTATATCACTAACCGAAGCATCTAAGCTGTCGACCGATATCCTGGTGAAGGGTATCATCGAGACAGTAGTCAAGGACAGCCCCATCTTGGAACGGCTGCCCTTCATTCAGATCACAGGCAACAGCCTGAAGTACAACCGGGAGAAGACTCTCCCCACGGTCGCCTGGTACGACCCCGTGACGGACACCTGGACGACCTCAGAGCCGGCCTTTGAGCAGTGCTCTTCGAGCCTTTGTATCCTCGGCGGAGACGCCGACGTGGACAACTTCCTCAAGTCCACCCGCTCCAACGTCCAGGACCTGGAGGCGGCTGTCATCGAGCAGAAGGCCAAGGCCCTCAGGCACGAGTTCGAGAACGCCTTCCTGAACGGAGAGGTCTCCGTCAATCCCAAGCAGTTCAACGGACTCTGGAAGACCCTCAAAGGCACAGCCTGGGTGGCCGATACCGCGACGACCCTGGGCGACGTCGTCGTGCCCACCGCCGGCCTGGAGAACGGCTTCCGCTACGAGGCCACCGCAGTAGCCGGCGACACCAAGACGCACGGCACCACCGAGCCCACCTGGCCCGTCACTGAGGGCGCCACGGTGGTCGACGATCAGGTCACCTGGACCTGCCGGCTGGGCAACCACCAGGGGTCGGGCGCCAATGGCGCCACCCTTTCCTTGACCAGCATCGACAAGCTCATCGACCTGGTCAGGGGCGCCAAGCCCGACCTGCTCTTGATGAGCCGCCGGTCCCGGAGGAAGGTCCAGAACCTGGCCCGGGCGGCCGGCACCAACCTCTTGATCGGAGAAGGTAAGCTCGGAGAAATGGTGGAGTACTTCAACGGCATCCCGGTGGGCATCTCCGACTGGGTCAAGGACAATTACACCGTCGGGTCATCCACGGACTGCTCCGCCATCTTCGCCTTCCAGATGGGAGAGGGGGCAGTCTGCGGTCTGTCCAGCCCGGAGATGATCCAGGTCGAGCGCCTTGGCTCCCTGGAGACCAAGGACTGCACACGTACCCGCATTAAGTGGTACGTCAGCATGGCCAGCTTCTCGCTAGTGAAGGCCGCCATGCTCACGGGGGTGAGAGACTAAACGGACAGTAAACCTATCCTCATAACCTCCTTCATACTTCGCAGAGGGGAGGGGGAGGTCGAACCGTCAGGTCGGTCGCTAGACCAACCCCCTCCCCGGAGGAAGCTGAAAAGATGAACTTAACCGAAATGAGAGCCAGAGTCCGGGAGGACCTTAAGGACACGGACTCCGAGACCTACATCTGGACGGACGACGAGGTCGACGGCGCCCTCCAGAGAGCCGTCCTGGAATACTCACTACACGCACCCATCGAGCAGCAGGACGACGTCACCACCAGCGACGGAGACAACGAGCTCGACATATCAGGCCTGGCCGGCTTACTGCAGGTCGTATCGATAGAGTTTCCCCTGGGGAAATCCCCCAGGTACATGCAGCACTTCGACCGCTACGCCGGTCACCTCTACATGGAGGACGTGGGAGACGGCACGGACGCCCGGGTACGGTGGACTAAAATACATACCCTGGCCGCGGAGTCGTCCACCATCCCCTCAGAGCACGAGGAGATTCTGGTCCTCGGCGCGACAGGCCACCTGGCCATGTCCGCCTCGGCCTACACAGTAGACAGGGCCACCATAGCCGGCAGGTACGGCACCCAGAGCTTCCGCCTGTGGGCCCGGGACCGCATGAGCCGTTATGATCATAAGCTCAAAGCCATCTCCCGCAGCAACAAGGTGACCGGCAAGACCCTCTTTACCCAGGACGACTAGAGGAGGACCATGAAGAAGAAACTAAAAGGAACCGTAGTGGCGGGGCTCGTCCCCGCCTCAGGAGGAATCATGAGCAAGGTCAAGGAAGCCATCGAGAAGGAGAAAACCGGCGAAGGGCTACCACCCGAAGCCTTCGCCATCGTTGGCGACCCCCAGGACCCTTCCACCTGGAAGCTCCCCCACCACACCGGGGCCATCCTCAGAGCCAGGAGCCGCCTCGATATCGAGAGGACCGTGGACTGGGATAGAATGCCGGCGGCAGTGGCAGCGCTGTCACCGGGCGGGTATCGCGGAGAGAGAGTGCAGGCCTCCGGGGAGGACATCATCAAGGCCGCCCGGCATCTGGCCAACCACTACCAGGCAGCCGGCAAGCCGGTCCCCGACACCCTGGGAGCCCTGATCTGACATGTCATTGCGAGCCGAAGCTGCGAGCCAAAGGCGTGGCAGGCAGCGACGTGGCAATCTCTTTACCTCTCTCAAGGTAAGAGGGGCAAGGGCAGTTATGAAGGACGAGAACGGGCAGTGAAAATGACAATTAACGAAGCAATAAACTTTATTCAAAAGCGACTAGACGAGCATCCTTATGAGCCTACTATACGATTCTACAAGGCATGTAAGCTGGGCATCGAAGCTCTCAAGCGTTTCCAAAATCTAAGAGATGCCGGGCATTATGTAGGTACGCCCTTTCTCGAAGGTGAGCCCAAAACGAAAAGACGGAGCAGAGACGATCGCTGAACAGAACAAGCCCAAGGCGCCCGAGCTGGCCACCGTCTTTACGGACCTGCTCCGGGCCGTGGCCCGGCCGGCCGTAACCATCATCTTCGCCGCGGTGATCGCCCAGGCCGTCCTTGAGCGCATTGATATCCCTCAATGGTTCCTCGGCCTGGCCATCCCGACCATA